GATTGCTCCACGATAGCCCTCTCCAAAAGGGTTCTTCCCATCGAACGTATTTCGCCATTGACCGCCTCATATTGCACCCTTAATTGTTGTCCTGCGTCTGTCCATTTTTTTTGTTCCGCAGCCGCAACATCACGAAGGACAACAAGGTCGTTAATTTCCTTTTGTATAGCTTGTTGATTCGCGAACCCTTGCTGGTTTCTGGGCAGTGTCTCTATGGTGCGTCTGTAATTCGCAATTGCTGCATTTAAGTCGTCTACATCTTTTTTTGCTTTCGCAGCTTCGTTTGCAGCTGTCCGCATTCCAGCCTCCAGTTCATGTTGCCGCATTCTCAAGGACTGGATGGGTGAAACATCGAAACGTCTTGCTGCTTGTGCTTCTAATTCTGCATATTTTTGTTTAAGCTGTTCAAGCGAGGCAACCTCTTCTTTCACCCTCTGTTGTGCGGTGTTACCAGAACTGTCTTTTTTGGTTGCAGCTTGTGCCGCTTTCTGACAGCCAGCAGCGACTTGGTCGTAAGACGCAGCTACCTCTTGGTTTTTCTTGACCAACTTGTCTTGCGCAGATACGGTCTTTTCGACGGAATCCGTGTCGGCTTTGGTCGTTTTCTCACCTTTTTTCGCAGATATATTGTTACCAATATTCACGTCAACTTTTCCCAGTTCAGCGAGTTTCTTCTTCATCGATTCGATTGAAGAGTCGAAGTTGTTGACCATCTTCTGCGTACCTTCCGCAACGTGAGCGACCAGACTGTCTATCGACTTCTTTAGTTCCTCGTCGTTAAGATGACCTACTATGATTGTTGGACTATCTCCTATCGCCATGTGACTTATTGTTTTTTATTGTTAATACTCTTCTTTTTCCCTCTCTTGGTTGGTATCTCGTATTCCTCGCCCTCCTTGAGTTCTGGAATCTTCATGTTGCCGAAGAAGTTGTCGAGTTTGTTCTGTGCTTTCAGTGCTTCTGCGTAGTTGTTCCATGCTTTCTTGTCCGCACCTTGCAGGTACTTCGTGTGGGTGTTGTCGACCGCCATGAACTGTATCTGTGCGCAACTCAACTTAAACAAGTAGTCGTCCAACGTGTACTGAGGAAACGCTCTTATGAAATCTGCGGCGTCTGCAATGCCAGTGCTTCCATAAACTGTGAGGCTGTCTCCGCTGACTTCTTCTTCCGCATCAGCAGTGAATCCGTAGCCATACTCACCGATTTTTTGAGTAAAAAAAAAGCACTGAGGTCGATGGACTTGATTGCACCAAGGATGATTGCTGCCCACTCGTTGGGTTCGTAAGTGGAGTTCATCACCTTCATCTTCATTTTGCTAATCCACCTCTCATTTCGTGTGACTGATTCCTCGTAGTCTTGCACGCCATCTGGAGTAAACAAATGGTTGCAAAGGATAATAGCCATCACTTCGCACATAGCATCCAAATCAGTACACAATGCGGTGACGATTTTGTTGTCGTCATCAACCATGAGTTCATCTGCCTCCTTCATGTCCATGCACAGCTTTGCGATTCTATATACACTGTAATAACGCATATCCTTAACACGATATTCCCTCCCGTCCAAAACAACCAGAGAGGGAGAGTCGGTTATTATCTCCGCTATACTCCTCTTGATGTCTATCGGGAAGTCTTTCAACTCGTTGTCTTCTACTTGTACTTCTTCCTTTTTTTTCTTTGCCATTGTCTTCGTGAAATTAGAGTCTTCAACTAAATATTATTGTACTCAAAGTACACACCTCCTGCGTCATTCGGACACCTTAAATGCCATGAGTTTTCAGCATACCATGTCAACCACACTTGTGCCACCATTTGAACATGAGGTTCATAACCTTGCGCAGGATTGTAGTGAACCCTTGCAAAACAGACAGTACCATCGATTATCTTCTGGACGAACATTTCTGCTACTGATTTCTCAATCTCAGTCTGACTATTATCCAAGTAGACATCAATGATTTCAACCTTTGCGGAAGAAGAACCACCACCTCCTTTGGACGCATCTTGGAAACCAACTATGTGTCCGTCTTCATCATATAACTTTACCTTCGTTGCCATAAATCATTTACATTGTGTTTACAAACTAAGGGGTGCGCATGGGATGATACCCACAACGCACCCCCACGTTCACGAAAACAAAGAATGTAGTCTCTATGCGGGTTTCGTACCGATAATCTTGTACATGTGGTCTACTGAAACCGCACTTGCACCTTCACCAGTGGTGGTGGTGTGGTTCATAGCGGTGATGGTCACAGCGAAGTTCAGAGCACCGTCCTCATCCTTCTTGATAGTACCGAGGGTCAGACCATCGTAGAGGTAGAGAGCGAAGTTACCACGTCCGAACTCAAGCTGCCACGAGTGATTGGAGGTGAAAGCGGTGGTAGCACCCTCATACACATCACTTGCAACAGAACCGCCGAACAGTGCAGGTAGTTCGGAGAGGTCGTAGTTGGCCAACTCAAAGTTGAAGGTCACAGGGTTGCCATCGTAGAAGATGTCGAACGGAGTGTCATAGAACTCAGCCTCAATCTCAGTGGAATCGGGTTCGTCCTGTCCCACGGTGAGACCCTTGAGAACACCCATAAGCGGAGTGGTAGCGTTACCACCCACAGTACCATACTTCAGCGCAACGGCTTTTACAGTTGTTTTCTTTGCCATAATTCTTGCAGTTTAAACTATTAATACTTTTGTTAACTATTATCTTTTTCTATATTTACGATGAACGATTTTACAAAGGTGAAATAAGGATTGTTCGCATTGCTCGTCTCAATGTCATCCATCGAGAGTATCACATCGTCTTGTATGTAGTAGTCTCCAGAGGGGTTCGCGACAGCATCCTTAATCACATCCGTTATTCGCTGTTCAAACATCTGGTACTTCTCAACATCAAGACGACCACGGCTGATAAGAGGAACAAATGCCTCAACAAAACACCGAACGCTACCGAACGCACTGAGGTCAAACTCGCTCTCATCAACGATGTTGCCAACGTGAAGAACGATAAAACCATCCTTGGTGTCGGACTCTGTGAGTTCTTGTGGTTCGTTCATCGAGTATACGTTCTCCGTTACAGTACCGTAAAACAGACCGTACAAGTAATTGTATATCTCTATGCGTGAATCGTTGTACATTGTTACTTCAAATTCTTTTTACCGTATTTGTAGTAGTTCCTAATCTTACCCTCAAAGTCTTTATTTCGACGTTTTTCAATTGCTTTCCTCGTATACTTGCTGACTGGATGACGGAATCTCACACGAGCAGGTTTGAGTTCTTTCTTCACCACATCGAAGAACTGGGTCATGACTGCGAATTGTCTGAATCTCTGCGAATAAGGTATTCCAGAATTTCCGCCTCCGCTTTTCATCATGAATCCGTTCTCCCAGTATCCCCAATAGGGTGCGAGAATCGCAACAAAGACTCTCCAACCTCTCCCCTCTCCACGGTTGCCGTAGTGGTTTAGGTATTCTTCTGCGAATAGTCGACCGTTGACTGGATACAAGTATCTCTCATCTGGGTCGCTCCACCATTCGTGAAGATAAGAATCTCTTGATGCTTTTTTCTCACGGTAGAATCCACCTTCAACAAGTTTCCCCTCATAGGAAACTCCCCAACATAGACTGTCGAGAAGATTTCCAGTTCTGTCCATGTGGTGTCTGGATGGGTAAGTCTGAATTTGCGCACCAATCTTCTCGACAAGTTCCTTCGCATAGTTGATAAGTCTGGTATTCTGTTCAGCAATAACAGTCTTCATCATGCGGTCGAACATCGCCTTTTCGTTGAAATTGACAAGTTTGGTCTTCTCCATGTGTCACCAACTACTTCTGGTTGCGTAAATACTTACTCCTCCCAGTTGCGAGGGGTCTGCGTTGTCTACAGTTAGTTCAAAGGTCTCTCCATATCTTGTAACGGACACCTTGTCTCCCTTTCTGGGTACTATCCAGTTGTCGTCCTCATCTTTGGTCAGTGGAATGGAGATGATGTAGGAAGAGGTTTGCATGGTGCGACCTATTTCGTCGGTAACCATGTGCTCATCCATGACACCATCGTAGATAACCACAACGGTGTCCTTCTGCATCCCTTTACCTGCGATGGTTCGTGTGATAGTCCCCTCGTAGGGATATTCAAGTATCTCGTCTCTCAATGTCATAACCTCTGCACGTCTACAATGGGAATGAACTTAATCTTCTTGTTCTGCGACATCTCCTCAAGCATGTCACCTCTGTCGTCCTCGTATTTGTTGTATATGCGGATTGCGTATTTGATTTTGTCGTCTTGGTAGAAGTCTTGTTCTTGGCCAATGGATTTCTGATACCCATTGTGGGATTGGGACAATGAAGCAGTATTAGAAGGACTGAGAAGCACCGCAGTGAAGATGATGTCTGCGGTCATCAACTCACGTTGTTTCTTAGTAACCACACTCTCATCATACACGTCGTCACTGGGGTTGCACTCCCTGTCAAGAGCAATCTTTATGAAATTCTGCTCCTCAAAGGAATACCTCGTCGATGCTTTCAACCATTCTAATACCGTCATTGTCTCACCTTTCTAACCTAACTTATTTACTTCAAACCTATGAAAACCTATATCAAACGCTAATCTGCTACAGAGATGTCCACACAAACGTGATACTGACTCTCGTTCAGCACGGTTGCATAACGACCGATAGCATCAGTGTGGTAGGACTTCAGCATGCCGTTCTTCGTAATCTTGTTGATAATGTAGATAAGGTTGTTCCACTTACCAATAGACCACTGAACATCGTTGTTGACCTCACCGCTGCGCATCAGCTTGACCCATTCGGGAGTAGCATGCACAACAACACCAGCCATGCCCAGAGGACGGAGAACAACGGTGTTGGGCTTCCAACCACGAACGGTGTAGTAGGTGGTGATTCCCTGAACTGTCTGCTGCTCACGCACAACACGGATGGGCGAAATCTTGGAGATGCTTGAACGAGTGTAAGCAACAAGCTGTTGCCAAGTGATGGTGGAGGTGTCAAGAGCGGACTGGGAGTTGCTGATAATCACAACCTTGTCGGGTGCTTCAAGACGGATGTAACGGTTCACCTCGGCGATGAAGAACGAGTTCTTGAGCAGGATGTTGACGATGATGTCATAGGGAATATCCCACTCAAACGGAGTAGACTCGTCGAGGTTGTTAGCAACCTTGAAATCATACTCAATCTTCTGCATCTGCGAGGGGATGTCTGCGGTTGCATCAGTCCAAACCTTTGCGCCAGCATGTTTGAAGTTGGCGGTGGGGATGTAAGCCTCTTGGTTGACACGAACACCGCTGAAGCCTTGAGAAGTAGCGGTAACACCTGCGGTAACACTCTGATTGGTGGTAGTGTTGTAAGCACCACCATAGGACAAGGTCATAGCCGCCATGTTCGACAGACGGAGGTTGTGTGACTTGATAAGGTCAGCAACACCACGTTGCATAGCGGTTACAAGACTTCTGTCTTCGGGCGACATCTGAGCAAGACGAGCCTGCATCTCAAGCTTCGACATCGAGGTGTCGAAAAGACCCTTGCCGTATCCGTAGATAGAACCAGTCTTCTCGCTGTATCCCTCACGGTCGAGTTGCATGGTCTCAGACAGGGGAGCCATCGGGTCGGCCATCGGAACAACACGGATGTCACGCTGACGAACCGTCCATGCAGGATTTTTCTTGGTGTCTGCGATGTCAATGTCATACTCGTTACCCTCAACTTGGAAGTGCTCAGTCCAGAAGTTGGAGTTCTCGTCAATATCGATAGTATCAACAAGTTGCTGGAGGTAACCAACACCCTCTCTATCGAAAAGTTTTGTGTAAAGTCTCTCTAAGGTCTCATCGGGAGTCCAATAGCTTTTCAGTGCATTTGCCATATTTTATTTCCTCCTTTCGTTAAATCCAAAAAATACCATCGATGTATGAACGGTTCTTGGCAAGGACATAGTCGGGCAGCGGCTGCATGCGTGCAATCCAAGCCTCCTTGTCATGTACCGTACTGATGGAGTAGTTAGCATTCTCAATTCCGTAGCCTTCGGTGGGGAGCAGGTCTACATCGGCCTCAACAAAAGTGTTGGGGTTGGGGACAAGAACCTTTGCAGAACCAGTAGGCGACTGCGCGCTGGCATCAGCGGCTGCATCCGATTCTACAAGAATGTCACCCACTGAAAGTGCGCCGATTGCGGCACTGATAGTAACGGTAAATTCCTCGTTGGTTGCGTCGTAGGTAACGGCGGTAACTTGTCCGTAAGCACCGCTTGTAGTTACAGCAGCAGGGGCTTTCATGAGATACATTCCCACTTCGGGAGCATCGCTAAAGCCATCACCCTTTACCTTAATCGTTGTGGCACTTGAGCCTGATGCTGTGCTTACCTCAAATGAACGGAAGATAAGACAACCCTCGGCAGGAGTATACTGCACAAGCTGTGCTGCCCACAAATGCCCAAAGCCTTTGTTCGGGTTAAGGATTGTGCCACCAAGGAGAACATTCTTGCGGTTCTCGCCATTGCTATCCTTCACCCAAACCCATTTGCCGCCACGAACCTTTCGTGCGGTTTCGTAAAAATACGCTAAGTTTGTTACTTGTGACATAATTTTAATTTTAAACGTTAAACTTTAATTCTCTTCAACGAAGACATCACCTCATCATCTCTTTTTTGAATCTGTTTCGGTGCGAGCGGCTTAATGTCTCCGATTGAGTCCTTGAAGATTTCTTGGAATCGTGCAACCATCGACTTAGCTTGCTCATTGTCCTCTTTGTCAAGCACCACATCAACACCTTTTGCGAAAGCCTCAAAAGACTTGTGCAGGTCTTGTCGGATGCTACCCTTGGCAATCTTGACAACTTCCTTGAACTTGTTTTTCTTCGCTTCCTCATCCTTGAATCGTTTGAGTTCGTTCAACTGTTCTTGAATCTCCTCCGACAACTCCGTTTCTTTCGGCGTAGTCTTGGGTTGAGTGGTGTGTTTGCCAAGTTTCTTATTCAACTCTGCGATTTGACGCTTGTAGTCCTCCTCCTTGGTCTCAAATGCTTTCTGCTTTGAGGTGACACCCTTTGAAGTTGCGCTGAATGCGGTGTTGAGATTGAAGTGCAAGTCCTCAATCATCGTCTCATCATCCAGTTGTGCTTCGGGGTACTTCTTAGCAAAAAAATCTGAAAACATGTCCTTGAACTCTTGGGTTAGCGTCTCTTCTGTGTAGCCTTTCTCACTACAATACTCGTTTGCTTTCTGCAAAACCTCTTCTTTCGTCATAGTTTTCTCCTAAGATTTTTGATTAGATTGAATAAAATTTCATGCAAATAAAATGGTAATTTTTGTAATACACATTTCTTATATACATTGTTTAATGTTAAAATAAACTTTTTTAAAATACTTTGAATCACGGTTCACAAAGAAAAGGTATCAATGATGTTAATTTTGCAATTGGTTAATAGTTAAATAGTTAGATGTCAAGCAGAAACAAAGACAAGGTTTTATCTCCGCTTGCTGATGGAAATCAGAAGTATGCAATACGCTCAAATGCTGATATTGTATGCTTTACTGGCAACACAGGTGGTGGAAAGTCATACGCATTGTATTATGCACCAATGGAGTACCTTGCAATGAATGACAATGCGAAGATTGTCTGCTTTATGCGAAACATTTCTGACTTCTGGGGTGCAGGAAAAGTCAACGACACGTTGAAGAAAATGTACCCACTTATCGACCGTTCGGTAAAGAAACAACCCAGAGACCCAATCGGTGAGATTATCAGAACCCCCACCGACATGGGTATGAAACTACATAATGGAAGTGAAATAAAATTCCAACAGCTTGACAACGAGAGTCCAATTGTTATTGAGAAGATTGCCAAGGGTCTGCAAGCGAAGAAACTTATTTTCGATGAATGCAACAAATTTAACTGGAGGACGATTACCGCTTTTATGCCCCGTCTTCGCAGCGACTCAAGTGGCAAGGCTCAGATATTTCTCGCACAGAACCCAGAGCGTGAGTGTTTCTTGCGCAAACTGTGTGGGAAAGGGGAACATGGAGGTGGGTGGATTAACGATGACGGCTCTGTTGACAAGTCTATGGATGGGGTTGTGATGTACTTCAACATGGAGGAGGGCGACTTGGAAAAGACCTACTTCGGGAGAACCAAAAAGGAGGTTTATGAAAAGTGCAAAGACCACATCGACTCTCTTCTTGCGGTAGACCCAGATATGTCCTATGAGGACTTTATCTTGTCTATGGTGTTCTACACATTCGATGTGAGAGACAACAAGAAGATGTTGTCCAAAAACAAATCCTATCGTGGTCTTGCAGCAAACTCTTCCACTGCACTCTCTTCCTACAATGCAAACTGGAACTACTCTATTACTGATGACGAGGATGACTCAATTGAGGACTTGTCGAAAGTTCAAGTTTCACAAATGGACATAGAGAGGATGTTCCGTCCTGCTGAGATTCCACACGACAGTGTTTGCGAGAAACGTTTTATGACGATGGATATGGCAACCACGGGTTTCGACAACCTCATCTTCATGTATTGGGAGAAATGGTCTAAGTTTGGATTCCTTTGCAGAGACATCAAGTATAGCATGCAGAACACAAACCGAGAGGCGGTAATGATGGCAATCAAATTCCGTGAGACCCACAACCTGCTTGAGAAAGACATGATTCTTGATGTGCAAGGATTCGGATTCCTCAAGGACTGTTTTCCAAGGTCGATTACTTTCTCTGGCGCAGGTACTGCATCCAATCGTGGGAAAGCACAATTCAAGACCATGAAGGACGAGGCTGGACATATTGCCCTTGAGATGATTAAGAGCGGCCTTGTACACTTTGACCCACAACTTGCAAATATGCACTACAATCACAAACACATGAGAAGAGAGGGCGGCACTACAATCCTCCGACACATGTTGTTTGAGAGCAGGATATTCCAATTCAATAGGACTCCGAATGGTAGGATTGCGATGTTGGGAAAGGAGCAGATGAAGCCGATGTTGAAAGGCATGTCTCCAGACTTGACAGACAATATAATCCTTGCTTGTGGTGGTATGGTCTACGATTGCTACCGAATGTTGCGAGATGATTCTGGTATGATGCGCAAACGTGCGAATGCAGAAGACATGCTCGCTCTTCTCAACGTGAATGCTGATGTCGATGGAAATGACCCCATGAGTTTTGCGAGACCAAAGAAGAAAATAAGAAATGCGAGTGAAATACTAAAAGTTTTAAGTTCAATATGATAAGAGAAAGAGACATAAATTGGTTCTTAGAGAAACCCACACGACTGTTGCAGATGAGACCTTTCACAAGGGGAGGTAAGATGAACTCGCATGGATATGAGACATCTGAGATTCTCAACAACAACATGATTGAGACTGGGTTTGCGAACTTGCGGCTGAAACCAATCTCGCAAGACACTTACATCACAGAGTATCGTCCCGACCTCCATCATATCATTCTCAACCAGACAATTCCACACATTCAGATTGTGCTTGACGGATGTGCGTTGCCGAGTGGGATGATGGAGATGACACAAACCGCATCGTTCCAAAAGTTGATTCATTCCGCTCATGTGAGAAACCTCACTGCGAACCCGATTGAGTTCAACCTTTGCAATGAAGAACCAGATGATGATGAGAGGAAGACATTCAGCATCATCAAGCAAGAGTGGTTGTGGAGAGACCGAGAGTGGAACAAGTATCAAGCGATAAACACATGTAAGCAACTTGGCAATTGTGGTGTATTGTTTAGTTTCGATAAGTATACCCAAACATATAACGTAACCAATTACTCATACGAGGACGGTTACCAAATCATCCCCAACTATGATGAGTATGGGATTGAGATAGCAAGGTCGCTCGCATACCAAGTTGACGAGAATATTGTAATAGATACCTATGATGCAACAAAGCACTATAGGTGCGTGCAGACCGCAAATGGTTGGGAGATACAAAGTGAGAAACATGGTTTCAGTCGTTGTCCTCTGCTCCACAAGAGAGGAAAGGTTGCATGGGAGTATGCGGAGAGTACCATTGAGATGTGGGAACTCATGGCAAACATCCAAGACATTGCTCTGAAACGTTTCGGTACTTTTGCACTCGTCTTTACTGGTGAGATGGACACTGATTCTTTCAAGCGAGACTCGTCCACACTAATCATAAACCTGTCAAGTGACACAACGAACGGAAAGCAAGATGCAAAAGTTCTTGACTTCCCAGAACCCCAGACGATGGATGGCTATTTGAAGACATTGGAGGAGAAAATATCCTTGTTCTCCTCAACATCGTTCATAACCCCTAAAGACATCACTACTTCAAATAGTGGTGGTAACGGCATTGCACTTGCTATGTCCAATGACTACTCCCTTGCAGTACAATCATCAATCGACTGGCAGAGATTCATCAACGACATGGTGTACTTACACCAAGAGGGACTTGATTTGGAGAACAATGGAGTGAGCAAATACGCAAAGGTGCGCATCGGTGCTAAGATTATTCCTTGGTCACTTGAGACCACCAACACAAAGCTGCTCAACCTTACGATGGAAGCACCTTACCTGTCCACACAGACTGTTATCGAGAGATGTCCCGATGCTGCTCCCGATGAATTGGAGAGGATTATTGCAGAGAGAGGAAGTCTTATCACAAGGAACGACAAGACGGTTGATTCAGCAGCAGAAACCGCAAACAGCATGGCAACCAACCGCAATGACATAGTTCGTGACAATGAAGATAAGATAGTAGTAGAACCAGCACAAATTAATCCGTAAGAGATATGGGATGGAGTGATTTAATTTTGTCGCTGCTCACTATTTTAGCAGGTGGGGGATGGTTTCTTACATACCGTGCCTACAAGCGGAAAAATGAAGGAGAGGCAGCGCAGGCTGAAGCCGAAGGGTGGAAAGCACAACAAGATGTATATCAGCAAACGATAGAGGACTTGAAACAATCATGTGCCTATATCCGTGATGATAGAAATCTTTTGAGAGAGGAGAATAAGAAGTTGCGTGATGAGAACAATCAGTTGCGTGACAAGTACAATGAACTTGAGAGACAAATCATTGATTTGCGGAAAGAACTTGCACGGCAAGAACGAAAGTTGGAGAGTGTTATCCCTTTTGTGTGCGGCCTTGCAGGGTGCGCCAATAGAACCCATGTTGAGTTTCAAGAGTCAATAACAGATAAAGACCATGCGGACAATATATAAAGGATGTAGAGGCGATGATGTAAAAATCTTGCAGAGAGCATTACATCTGTTTGTCGATGGCATATTTGGTGCATTGACCGAAGAGGCCGTTAAGGATTTCCAAAAAGAGAATGGTATTGTTGCTGATGGCATTGTTGGTCAGCAGACGTGGTCGAAACTTTTGGGGAAGGACTCTTATGACAATAACCATCTTGAAAAATCGAAGAGGTTTATCAACGAGATAATCGTGCATTGCACTGCGACACCAGAGGGAAAGGATTTCACTGTTGATGATGTCACAAGATGGCATATCAAACGTGGTTTCTCAACCATTGGGTATCATTATCTGATATACCGCGATGGAAGTGTGCATAAAGGACGTGACATCAATGTAAGTGGTGCGCACTGCACTGGACACAATAGAAACTCCATAGGAGTATGTTATGTCGGTGGTTGTGCTCCTAATAGCACCTCCCCAAAGGACACAAGGACAGATGCTCAAAAAACGGCTCTTGTTGATTTGCTTCGCAAGTTGCGAGTGCTTTACCCACAAGCAAAGATTCATGGTCATAGGGACTTTGCAAACAAGGCTTGTCCGTCATTTGATGCAACGAAGGAATATAGAAATATATAAATGCGTATGAGAAAGATACTGTTGTTGATAATGTGTTGTATATTCTTCTCTTGTGCAACGAAACGCAAGATTGAGTACATAGACCGAGATGTTGTTAGGTATGAGACAAAATACCAACATGACACACTGTTAACCAACATCCATGACAGTATCTTTCACACAATATACCAGAAAGGTGATACTGTTTACGACATTAAATACAAATACAAAATCCAATATAGAGACAAGGTTGTATCACGATATGATACAATATACAAGGACAGCATACAGACTGTCTTTAAGGAAATAACCACAGAAAAGAAAGTTATTCCCAATTGGTGCTACTATTCCTTGGTGTGTTGGGTTTTAATTATTATATTTGCAATCATAAAAGTTAGACAATGGATAGTTTAGGACTGAACAAGAAGTTCCCGATACTTGACAAGGATGGGAATCCATTCCACGACTTGGTGTTGCACAAGGCATCAGTGGAGAGCGTTGTCATGTCTTTAGGGGACAAGATTGTTGGTGATGTCTACTACAAGAACAACATGCTTGATGTTACTATGGAAGAGTACGTTGAGTATGATGGGGTTAAGTATATGCTTGTCAATCCACCGACAATAGTCAAGGAGGGTGTTGTGTCCAACAACTCAGACTTGAATGGCATGACAAAATACTCATTTGAGTTCTACCATCCGATGTACTGGTTGAATGACTATCCTTTTGTTGATGTTGCGACAAGTAGGGATGAGAACAGATACTTGTCCGAGAGCAAGACTTTTACTTGGATTGGATTGCCCGATGACTACATCGAGAAACTGAACAAGAACTTGGAAGGTACACTCTGGGTGGTCGAGAAGAGTGAGAGATTCCCAGAGGACAAGGAGACCCAACTCAGTGAGGTTCTTAGTTTCGACAACAGCACTATCGCAGATGCGCTCAAGACGTTCTATGAGACATGGGGCATTCCATACGTTATCGAAAAGATAGAGGGTGATGCAAGTCTTTATGTAAAGGGGAAGAGGTTTAAGGTTGTTCTTGGTTTGCCGTCAAGTGAGATTTATGATGCAAACATGGCAAACTGGACTTCGATGGAGGTTTCCGTGAAGGGTGTAGATGACATCTACTATAGCCAGACAAGAATAACAGTCCCTGCGAACAAAAGATTGCTTGTTGACTCACTTACGGATGGGTTTCTTCCT